CATCATAAACAACCTCGCCATCGTAATTCGCCTCTTCTGGTGTGTTCATTAGGCCATGAAACACTATAAAAGTAGGTCGCTCATACAATGCCATGTATCCTCTACCTTGCCATTCATAGTCAGGATTCATGCCCTCAATAGCTTGTTGCTGCAATGTTTTACGTGACCATGCCGCCTTAACATCGACTATTAAATGGTTAGTAATCACATCGCACGTTCCCACCATCCATTCGTTATGCACAGTTACCTCATTCTTTTCGGCCATACCAAGTCCAATCTGCTCGGCCATAAAATCGATTAGGTCAACCTCAACAAGGTTACCTTTCATAATGTACTTTGAATGGATTTGTTCGCGGTCTTGTGCATACCATTCAGACAAGAACGACTTGCACGTTGCTGACAATTCGCCTTTTGTTTTTGCGTTGCTCATTATCTTACCGATTTGTGAGCAGTGAATGCGGAATATCTTATCCATTTGTCAGTTGAGCCTCCACCTCTTTAGTTACATTATACTTCTTTTTAATCGCCTCAATTGTAACCGATCCAGCTTTGATTGCTGCTTTAGCTTTTTCAATTGCCTCTCCGGTCAATGTCGGTTTAACCACTGGCTTTGTTGACACTCGCACCGCATCATGCATTTCTCCAAATGCTTTTACTTTTTCAGTTGTAAGCACTATTTGTTTGTTAGTCCAATCTTCAATAAATGGGCTGCCTAATAGCTTCGATATGCGCTTTAAGTTAGTAGCGTTAGCCACCATCGGTTTGCATTCGGCAAAATGCACTATGCAGCATTCTGATTCGCCACCTTTACCATCATGCACCTTTTCTTTGTCCACCTTTGTGATGGTAACTGTTTTGTCTGCATCGGTTAAATCCCACCCACCGATGTAATTTGGGTTTCGTAAAATCTTGTAATGTGTTTTTGTGTTCATGTTAGTTATGTATTAATGATTAAAAAAGATCATCGTTTGAAATTGGTTGTGTTGGTGCTGCTTCCGTAAATGGATTAGCATCTATTTTCCAACAAGCTATAGTGTTAAAAACCTTAACTTCGCCTTGCGGTGATGTCCACTCTCTACCACGAATGTTGATGTAAGCCTCAATGTCTTGACCTACTTTGAGGTCATCTGCTAATGAGCAGGATTTCTGCTGCAATTCGATAGATACGATTTGCGGATACTGGTCTGTGGTGGTAAGGATAAGTTCCCTCTTTGAAAACTTTCCATCACTAACTGATACTGTTGCGCCAATGCGCTTAATTGTTCCTTTGATTGTCATTGTATTTATTTATTTGTTTTTGTGTAAAAATTCGGTTAATACCATTGATAGGAAAGATGTGTGCTGGATGTAATTGTTGCCACCTAATTGAATTTCGTGTTTGTCATTGCTAACTGCCAAGTCACATAGCTGCATAGTCCAGAATGCATCTGCAAGGTCAATTGATGCAGTTATTTCGTTATCTGCATTCCATACGTAGAATGTAGCGTTATCGGATTCGTATTCAATGCGTTCTTTAGATTTTTCGATTTGCCAAGTTGTAAGTGTAGATACTTTTTTTGTGATGTTAATTGTGTTCATGTTGTTTAGTTTTTATTGGGTTTGTAATTGGGGGTGTTTAGCCCCCTTGTTATGTTTATTTTTTTATGTATCCTGTCTTATAAGTCCACTCTATTTTATTTGTTTGTGTATTCATTTCCCATCCACCACTTGTATAAAATTGATTGTTAGCAAATAAATCAAAATGCTTTTCTATAAAATCAATAGACATTGATGTGTAGTCAATTGATGGATATGCAGAGTGTAAAAATGGATGTGCCTCACTCCACATTTTTTCAGCATCATCTCCAAATTGATTGCGAAAAAAACCATAATTAGTATTCATTAAAATTCTGTGTGTAGTATTTTGATCAGTACCAAAATAATTTGCGATGTTTTTGCGGTTTGCAATTTTGTTGTTTGTCATGTTGTTAGTGTTTTTAGTTGTTGTTATTATTTGATGGGACAAATGTAACTATACTTTTTATACCTACAAATTTATTTCACGTTTATATTATTATTTTAACAAAATTTAACACAATGTTTCCAAATTTGATAATGATGTGGCTTCCATTTGCTGACCCGATCCGTTAACAGATTCTTGATGGACATTGGTGTGCAGTCGAATTTCTCGGCTATTTGACTAAATGAACCTTTGTGGAAACCCGGTCGGTTAAGTTCCTTTAATCGTTCGAATTGGGTGTGTAGTTGTGCTGGTGTTGGTTTTTTCATACTTCTGACATTATTATTAACTGATTACTATTCGTTTTTCTCGCCACCTTATAAGCGGCATGTAGTTTAGCCCTTATCTTATCGCGATATAACTGCGCATCTATCCAAACTCTAAACTCTTGTGTCCATTCCTGTTCGACTATTTTCGGTTTGTATTTCAATAGCTCCACAACTGTGGCAAGTATCTGGACCACTTCAAACTTCTTAACGTGGTATAGCATTGCAATTTCAACTTGTGTAAGTCCTGCATTATGCTTGAGCCACATTTCCCAATGTATAGAATCAATTACATCTGGCCTAATGACATTAACATAAGCATCACTAATATAGCGTGCTATCTTTCGATTGCGTGTCTTAATTGATTCCTTTGGCATGTCTAATTTGGTATTGCATTAATACTAAAGCAGAGTGAATGGCCTCTGCATTGCCACCTTGTTGTGTTAACTTCGCGCCACCTTTTGGAGTGTAGGCATTTGGATTGCTTCGGTAACCGAATAGTAATCGTTGGATAAGTTGTTTCATGTTGTTAGTTATTAAATTAGACCGCAAACCTACAACAATATTTTAAATAAAAAAATATTTGCACGTAATTATTTTTTTATATCTTTGCCGAAAATAAATAACTAACATTATGGAAACAACATTAACTTTGCATTGGGAATACGAACAAACTGACCGCGAAAACGGAATTCGTGGCGGTTGGGTGCTAACTGACATTACGAACGGTAAGATACCGGTACATTTAAGCCCGAAATTAGAACAATTATTAAACGAGGAATTAGATCCTGAAAACTTATAATTATGAAAACAAAAGCATCACTTATCTTATGGGCAGTAGCAGCCCTATTCTTGTCCTTTTGGGCGGTTGAATTCGCTATGACTGGAATGTACTATGGTAATTCCGAGTTACTTACCTTTAGCATATCCCTTTGTGCATCACTTGTTAGTGCGGTTTGTGGTGCTGGTTTTATGCAGCAATGGATGAAAAAATGAGGCTGCTATACAAACCGACCAAGTTAACCTGCGACATCATTGTTCCCGACCTTGAAAAATCACACGGAGTTCAAAAGGTTATTGGATTTTCAAGAGGATGGCATCACTACAATTCAATTAGGCTTGGCATCCGCAAAGAAGACACCTACATTGTGCTTTATTTCTATGCCTACATTAATGGCAAACGAGTTATCCAGCGGTTAGGCAGATTTGAGATTGGCGAAAATGTATCGGTTACGTTGCAATGGGGTTACTATATCGAATGTAAAGCGAATGACAAATACGCATTTAGGATTGCACCAAAGCGTTCATTTCCGATTGGTTACCAACTTTATTCCTATGCCGAGAAAGATGGTGTAGAGGGTGTTGAAGTACCGATTGAGATTGATATAATGAATCTATGCGTGTCTTAATATTAACAATGTGGTTGCTATTCAATAGCTGCCATACGAGTAGAGAGTATAAACAATTTAAAAGAACAGTACGATGTCCAAAGTCAATCACCCATTACACTACGGAGGCGAAAATAACCCAATGGAAGTTATAAAAATAATTGAACATTATAGGCTTGGTTTTGCTTTAGGTAACGTAATAAAATATACATTACGATGCGATAAAAAAGAAAACAAATTGCAAGATTTAGAAAAGGCTGCATGGTATTTACAACATGAAATAAATAAATTAAACAACCTATGAAACCAAATAGTTGCGCTTGTTATGGCTCAAATGACATACACGAATGCTATTGTAATTTAAATAAAAATAATATGAAATCAGCAATAATAACCCGAATACCACAAGACAAACAAACGCTGGGGAAGTGGATAAGTTACGAAAATGACAAAGTAATATTAAATAAATAAAAATATAAAAATATGGTAACAAGTAAAAATTGTTTAACAAAATATGGTGCGCCCGAATTAGAAAAAAGTATGGTTCTTTGGGATGTTCCAAGTGAATTAGAAATTGGTGTAATTCCTAAAAGATTATATTGCAATAAAGATTTAGTTGCACCACTATCGCAAGCGTTTAAGAATTTAATTGAACGTAGTTGCGTGTCTGAATTAAAAACATTTGATGGATGCTTTAATATTCGTAAAATGAGGGGTTTGAAATCTATGAGCCTGCATTCATGGGGTGTTGCAATTGATGTCAATGCTGCTTGGAACGGATTAAATAAAAAACCTATACTATCTAAAGAGTTTGTTCAATGCTTTAAAGATGCTGGCTTTGATTGGGGAGGAGATTGGCAAAGATTAGATGGGATGCACTTTCAATTATCAAAAATATAATTTGGATATACCGATATATATACATATATTTGTGTCAAAATATATTAAATATGAAACCAAATAGCGGAAGATTTAAAAAAGGAGAAAAGCAAACTGCTGAAATCAGAAAAAAGGCAGAAGAAACAAGGTTAAAAAACGAACTTTGGAAGAAAAAGCCAACTTATCATGGTATGAATCATACAAAAATATACAATTGCTGGAGGTCAATGATTACAAGATGCAATGGCACAGCAGGAAAAGATAGTATAAAAAAATATAAAGACAAAGGAATAACAGTTTGTGATAAATGGAAAATGTTTAATGGTTTTTATGAGGATATGGGAGAAACATTTAAAGAAGGATTGACTATTGATAGAATTAATAATTACAAAGGATATTTTAAAGAAAATTGTCGGTGGGCTACCAAAGAAGAGCAAGCTAATAATAAAAGAAATATGGTTAAGTTTAATGTGAATGGAGAAACAATGACATTGCGAGATATTTCAAATAAATTTAATTTGGACTATCCTAAAATTAGAAATATGTATGCAAATTACCTTAAAAGATATTATTATAAATTTATACCAGAACTATGCAAATTAATACCAAACACAACCATTTTAGAAGCGCAAAGAATGGATTTTATTTCTTAACAAAGAAACTTATTGAAGTTATGGGTAAAGAATCCTTTAAACTTACAATAGTATGACAAGAGGCACACGCTACACGAATGGCAAAGAGGTTATAACCTTTGTTAAGATTGACTTTATCGCAATCGGTGGCCGAAAGATTGACCACGTATATTTTCGCAGGAAAGATAAAGTAGATTTGATAATGCCTTTGTTGGAATGGAATTTAAAGGGTAAATTTGAATGGTTAATAACGAATTGATATGAAACTAAAACAAAAGTACAACGCACCCGACAACCGCCAGTTAAAGAAGATTGCAGACTACTTGATATACGTTCTGCTACCTTTCATTCAAACATCGTTAGCACTCGCAGAAACGCAAGGTCTTATCACTCTTAAACAAGCATTTTGGGGTGGTTTGGCTGCTACATTTCTGCTGATTAACACTAAATTCTTAACTAAATTTACAACAGAAACACCTACCACTGCTCCTCTGCTTGATGGGGATGGGTGCTAACAATAACAATATGAAAAAAGAATTTGCAGTTAGAACACTGAAACGAATTAAAGAAATTCAACAAACACACCATAATCTAAA